CATGTCGGAGACGATGTAGCTTGCGTTATAGACGAGTGCGATGGCATCTTGCTTGATATGGGCTGGAAGACCAACGAGGTTTGCATGGTTGTGTATTACGCCGCCGTCCAGTTCAAGAAACTCATCTTCCATACTAAGGAAGAGTATGACAAGGTCTGTTCAAAGTATGTTATATGAAAGGTTGTAAGTGTACTGGTTTAAAATGCTCTCAGTTCAAGGGCGGAGAGTGTGAGTTCAAGCAGCATATCTGCATTCGTCCTGACAAGGGTGGTGTGTGGCAGGCTGATATATGCAATAGGAAATGATAGCAGCAATAATAGGTTGGATAGCGACCATCTTTCGTTCTGCAGGTATGCTCTGCAAGTCCGCAGATATGGTAAAATACCTCGTTAGCATAGGCAATTTACTATGGGCTATCAATGGTATAATGACACACAATGCTCCTCTGATAGCGTCTAATGTGATATGCCTTGCTATTATGGCATACGATATAATTAAAAGTAAATATTTCAATAAATGATACGAATAGTTGTTGCAGCCGACTTGAACAACGCCATTGGCAAGGGTGGAAAGTTGCCTTGGAGACTGAAGGATGACCTTAGGATGTTCAGGCAGATTACTATGGGCGGTACTGTGGTTATGGGTAGGATAACATACCAGAGTATCGGAAGAGCGCTCCCTGGCAGGTCTAATATCGTGCTTTCCCTTGATCCGTATTTTGACGCTCCCGACTCAGAGGTTGCTCGCTCCATTCACGAGATAATGGTCTTGCACAATGGAAGCAATGAGGTGCTTAATATCATAGGTGGAGCGTCTGTATATAACAAGTTCTGGAACAAGGCGGATGAGATTTGTCTTACAAGGGTTAATACTCGCATAGATGGTGCTGACGTGTTCATTCCTGCTATCGATACAAGCCTTTATGATTGCATCAAGAGAGTTAGCCACGGAATTGATGAGGATAATGAGTATTCGTTCGAGTTTCAAATCTATAGGAGAAAGAAGAGATGAAAAGGTTCTTTGATGAAGTTAGCGAGGTCTTATGGGCAATCAATATAGCATTGTTTATATGCTTCATTTCTATTGTTCTTGTCATTGACAATATAATTACTAAAATCACATATTTAATCAAATCAAAGTTATGAACAAACCAAAGTATTTACCGGGAATGCGTGTCAACTTCGTTAATGACGGAGATGTTCGCATTGGCGTAATTCAGTCCTATACCACATTTTCTCATAAAGATACCATCGAATATGAGGTGTGTTCACAAGGCTCACTCTTTGCTCTTCCAGAGGATGATTTATATCCGTTGAGTGAGTTGCAGAATCAAATCAGAAAGATGGATAAAGAGAATGATAAAACTGTATTGCCAAGCAAACAGAGTGAGACTCGTGTCGATTACTACCAGTTGCCGAATGGCGTTCAGGCTTGGGATGTGGTTAGATACCTTGATTTCAACTGTGGTGCTGCTGTTAAGTACTGCACGAGGGCTGGACGCAAGCACGAACTTGGAATGACAGACAAGGAGAAGCAGATTCAGGACTTGAATAAGGCGATGGATCACATCAAGGACGAGATTATCAATGTTCTTGGCGGCAAGTGTAAGTATGAACTCAAGGCTGATTGATATGATATATACCAAAGAGAGTCCTTTGAGAGTATTTGAGGCTTTTGCAGGTTATGGTTCGCAGGCATTAAGTCTTGACCAGTTGCATCAGCTGTATCCAGACTTCTGCTATACTGTTGTAGGTATATCCGAGATTGACAAGTATGCCATCCAGGCTTATATGGCAATACACGGCGAAACTACTAACTATGGCGATATCTCTAAGATCGATTGGGATAAAGTCCCGGATTTCGATTTGTTTACATACTCATTCCCATGTACTGATATCAGTTCGGCAGGACAGCAGAAGGGTTTGGAAGAGGGAAGCGAGACAAGGTCTAGTCTCTTGTGGCAATGCAAGCGCACCATACAAGCCAAGCACCCAAAGTATCTTCTTATGGAGAATGTGAAGAACCTTGTGTCCAGGAAGTTTCTTCCGTATTTCAGAAAATGGGAAGAATACTTGAGATGTGAGGGATATGTTACCTATTGGAAGGTAATGAATGCAAAGGAGTATGGCGGCGGAATGCAAGGAGGACCAATTCCTCAGAATAGGGAAAGAATCTTTGCAGTAAGTATCAGAATTGATGACCCGGACAATGTACCAGAGTTTGTATTTCCAGATTCAGAAGAATTGCAGATGTCCTTAAGAGATGTTCTTGAAGAGAATGCCGATGAGTCATACTATATCTCTGATGCCAAGATGAAGGAGTTGATGGAGTCGGTTGATCCTATCAAACTTGCTGGCAGAGGATTTACTTATGTGAGAGACTATGGACAAGAGAATAATACTTCTGAATGTTGATTCGCAGCAATGTTGTGGAACAATCAAAGCAGACCATTTTAACTGGCAATACATATATCGACCAAGGGGATGATATAAGAGACCAGGCGTATTGGAACTTATTAGGATATGAGTAATAGAGGTTGTACTGGTGGAGTTAGATTGGCAGAGATGTTCGATATTATTGCTTCTAATATAGACCATGGCTTGTTTATGGACACATACAACGGATGTATTGACACGGTATGTCACACTATCAAGACCACTATATTCAATAATAACGCTTTCTTTGTAGTAAAACTTAAGAAACTATGAATAGTGATGTGATACTTGCTATTGTTTGGGGCAGACACCAGCAAGAATGTGCTATGGATACTTCGGGCGTATGTAGGTGTATTTGCGTTGGTTGTCATGGCAGCACATCAGATTTTTTACATATTGTAGAGTATGAGAGAATTTGCATTGATAGTGGGGCAAAGTAGGACGTCTAAGCCGCCATATGTGAATAGTTACCATCTTAATGACTATTCAGGAGCGATATGTTCAACAAGAAGAGAGACTCATGAGAATTTCGCAGCAGAGTTCTATCGTATTGATAGCAGCGGTCAGGACTAGGGCGTATGCAGGCATTCCTATGACATTAGAATTGGGCGGAAATATCTGTAATACCATAACAAGCGTACCAAAGGATAATTATGTTTTGGAGTTCTATAGAACCGAGGATGCTAACTCTTGAAAGAACAGAGCAAGAGAGGTTGAGAAGGCATCTTTATGGTGATAAGGGTGCTAAATTCAAGAGTGGAATGTCAAAGGTGCTTGTTTCAAGAAAGGATTACATTTCAAATACAATTTCAACAAAGGATGAACAGTTGGTATTGGTATTTGAAGCAATATGAATTTATTATTAAATCAAAGTGTTATGAGTAAAAAGGATTGGGTAGTTGTAAGGAATGAGGCAGGAGAATTGTTTAGGATGAGGATAAGGAGACTCACTCCAAAAGAATGCTTTCGTCTCATGGATGTGCCTGACGAATCGATAGACAAGATTCAGGAAGCAGGCATAAGCAAGACGCAACAATATAAGATAGCAGGAAATTCTATCGTCACTCGATGCATGACAGGTATCTTCAAAAACTTGTTCGTGACCAATGGAAAAAAGTATAAGAATGGACAATTAGAACTATTTTGATTATGAGTAGGATTATAATAGCTATTGATCCGGGCAGTGCAGGTGCTATTGCTTGGAAGGATACAAAAGGAGAGGTTCATTGCGAATATATGCCTGGCACTCCAATGGATATACTCAATCTGTTTAGGAATATTTCTAGCGAGACTGATAATAATGGAAACCTTGTTTGCAAGAGTTCTGAGGTCATTGCATATCTTGAGGACGTGGGCGCAGGCAGACCAGGACAGGCTGTAGGTGCTATGACAAAGTTCGCAAGGCACAATGGTCATCTGGAGGCGTTTCTGCTCGCAGAAGGTTTTGTTATACGCAAAGTGCTTCCTAACACTTGGATGAAGACGCTTGGTCTTGGCAGTTCCAAGTCTTGCAAGGACAAGACAGAATGGAAGAACAAACTTAAGGCGAAGTCACAGGAGTTATTTCCGCAGTTCAATGTGACTGCAAAGAATCAGGACGCATTGCTGATTCTCGATTATGCTAACAAAATTGAAACAAAGTCATTTTAGGATTACAAACCATTTCAGTGTTTATTTAAGGTTTAGATTTTAGGACATGTATAAGAGAGACCTCTTTCGTTGTGAAACGCAAGGGGTTTTGTTGTATAAAAAAGTGGAGAATATCTCTCGACAGCCTCCACTCTAACATACCTAATAAATCTAATTAAAATGACCTATGAACTGTCTTTTCACAAAGACTTGTTTCACACAAAGAAAAAACACATAAAAATCTATACTAAAAAAACTAAAACACAAAGACTATGTAGCATCGACAATTCGGATGATAGATTGGCATAGGATCGTCCATTGGGTGCAATCTTCCAAACATGCTTTCGCAATATGAGCAAGGATTACTACTGCCAGGATATACCCAAAAACCAATTGCTGACGTCTCTTCTCCGCTAACAACTCTTTTTGATTCTTTCTCAAGATAGTATTTCATCCATCCGAGACCAACAGTTGTAGCGGCTAATAGTAGCATCCTGTGAACCCATTTTGAAGAACTTTCCTTAATAGCATCCTCAAACTCTACTGCATCTATCTCCATATCATCAAATTCAATATCGCCAAGAGATTTTAGATAGTTCTTTCTGTACAAATCCCTTCTCTCGTTGAATGTTGCATCGTGATATGGTTCGTGCAGGAATGCTACTATATTGTCATTTTCTTCATCAGTTGCTTCTTCTGGCGTTGAGTTGTTCCATATGTAAGACTCGATATCCCTTATTAGTCTATCTATTACTGCTTGGATTTCCTTTGCCATTGCAGAAGAACCAGTAAAACGCAGAACAGAGCCTCTATTCTTGTATTTTGCTACAATCATGGCTATTTCCTCTGCCGCCTTGTCGAAAGATCGCTCGACGCCTTCCTCTGTATATTGTTGGGCTTCGAGCCTCTTTCTTATATAGTTCTTGGCTCGACTAATGTCTGCCTGACTTGGTTTAGTTGCCATTAATAACCTTTCTTATGAGACTCGTTCCACTCATCCCAGTTGCTACCTCCATTGCCAGCTCCGTCACCGCCGTTTTCTCTATTCATCTTGATTGTCTCATATTCAGCCAGAAGGTCTGCGTCTTGTTCTGCTTTTGCTTCCGCCTTGAGTCTTTCCATTTCTCCTGGCTTTGAATAGAATGATGCTCGCTCAGCCGCTGTCTGGCGAGATATAATCTTCGAACCTACCAACGATACCAAGTCTGCCGAGATAGCAGATTCTGAGAGATGAACGAATGGTTTTACCCACACAAGAACAGGGAGTGCCTGAGCGTTAACAAGGCAATTATTCTTAATTCCGTAAGCGTATGCGAAAATTTTCCACATCTGCTGAATGAATGGCTTACACTCGTTTCCGTCTGCCATAGCCTGGTTGAGTGAAGGTGCGAAGAGAAGTTTGATTGCAGAAGCAGGAGTGTCGCCAGATTTTAGTTCAGAAGGCGTCTTTACGCAGTTTGAACCACGGTAAATCATCTCGTCTGTAGTATTGATCTGCTTCATATATGACTCTGCTGCAGACTGTGCCTCAAGATACTTTGCCTCGTCCTCTTCTCCGAGAGTGATAGACTTTATAGAACCACTGAGACCTCTCGTGATGTCTGGTGGCATCTCACTCTTTGACTTAAGTACGAGAATTGCCTCTCCGTATGCTTGATTATTGTGTGCCATCTGAGAGAATGACAATTCGTAGCAATCAATGCTATCTTGAGAAGGTGTCCAACCCGGACCATCTTCGTCACGCATGTATGCACAAGGTATAAAATTGAATCCGTGTGAGTATTCCTCTATCAGTTCAAAACCATCGAGACCAACCATACCCTTGACCTTGTCCACAATGCTCATTCCAGCACCAGAGCGTCTCTTATATACACGATAAGTCTCCTTATCCCATACCTCAACTGTCTCGCGAATCTCTCGTCCTTCCTCATCGTACTGACGAGTCTTTCTTGCAAGCATTATCAGGTTTCCGTGCCTGTCAAAATGAGGGAATAGCACATCTCCGTTCTGATAAGAGAATACCTGCCATTGCATGTCGTAATTCTCGTCCAGAGTGGCAACGAATGCTGTGTCTGCAGTAATCTCTCGAGCCTTGTATGATTGATACCATGCTTCTTCCATACCCCAACCAAGCCATGCGTCATTCATAGCATCAAACAACTTGCTTTGCTCTTTTGTTGGTTCTGATGCGTACAACTCCTTTTGAATGTCGTTTCCTGTGGCGTGTATGATATGATTGAGAGCGATAATCTGCTGATAAGGGAAGGCATAGCGTGGAACTTGCTCACAATAGCATTTCTCTTCCATAATAGGATTTCCGGACTCATCATACTCTCCAGTTGCTTCTTCTACGAAACGCCAAATATCAGGATAGTAGTTGCGGTCATAGATGATATGACCAGAAGGGTAG